GCCAACTGATTTCGGACGGATTCCCCGACGTGGGGGAGTCCTCCCTACCTCCGGCCGGGGGCGCCGCTGATGGCTGCTGCGAAGCGTCGCCGGTTGACGGCCCCGTCGAGCTTGTCGCCGGAGGGCCGGGTGGCGTGGCGTGAGGTGGTGGCGGCGGTCCGGTCGTTGGGCCGTGAGCCGACCGAGCGTGACCTGTTCGGGATGGAGGCGCTCGCCGGGTGCATGGCGCGGGCGCGGCAGGCGCGTGACGTGTTGGACCGTGAGGGCCTGACGGTGATGGGCGTCCATGGCGGCGAGGCGACGCATCCGGCGGTGGCGGTCGAGCGGGGCGCCCTCGCGGAAGCCCGCCAGATCCGGGCGTCACTTGGCCTGTTTGCTGGTGCCGCCGGCGCGAAGGGCATCCGCACCGGGAAGCCCGCGGGCCGGCCGCAGGGTGCGAGCTCGGCGCCTGACCGTGCCGCGTCGGCTGAACCTCCTCGCCTGTCGGTGGTGTCGTGACCGTGGCGGCTGTCCGCCCGGCGTGGGCGGAGTATGCGGCGGCATCGGCGGTGGATCACTGCGCGTGGTGGCTCGCCGAGCATTGCGAGCAGTCGGTCGACAGGTTCGCCGGCCTGCCGCTCGTGCTGGAGTCGTGGCAGCTGGACATCATGGGCGAGGCCCTGGCCGTGGACGCCGATGGTGCGCCGTTCTGGAAGACGGTGGTGATCGTCCTGCCGCGCAAGAACGGTAAGACCACGATGCTCGGCGCGTATGCGGCCTACCATGCCGACACGTGGGATGGCGCGCCGGAGGTGCTGCTGACGGCATCCAGTGACAAGCAGGCGGGCCGCCTGTTCGACGGGGTCGTGTCGTTCGTTCGCCGGTCGCCGTATCTCACCGAGCGGTTCCATCGTCGCGAGTACATCGGCGAGCTGGCGCGCACCGACGGCGGCGGGAAGATCATGCGGATGGCGTCCGACCCGGGGCGCCTGCATGGCTTCAACCCGTCGCTGGTGATCGTCGACGAGTTGCATGCGTGGACGACGCCGAGCCTGCACAAGGCGTGGGCGGCGCTGGTGTCGGGTGGCGGCGCCCGCGACAACACGCAGGCGTTCGTGATCTCCACCGCCGGCGAGGCCGCGGCCCGCGAGGAGGGCATCCTCGGTCGGCTGATCGACGGGAACGAGCGGGCCGGCGAGGTTGAGCGGCCACATGACGCGCTGACGATCTCCCGGAACTTCGACGCCCGCGTGCTGGTCTACAACTTCTCGGCGCCGGTGGAGGGCGCCACCGCGAAGGAGCAGCGTCAGGATCTCACCGCGGTGAAGCGCGCGAACCCCGCCAGCTGGATCACCGCGGGCTACCTGCGCCAGCAGCAGCAGTCCCCGGAGCTGTCGGATGCCGAATTCCTGCAGCTGCATGGCGGCGTGTGGGCCGCAGGGTCGGACACGTTCATCGCGCCGGACGACTGGCGGGCGTGCGGCGACGGTGAACGGATCGCGCCGGGGGCGATGGTGTGCCTGGGGATGGACGGCTCGCGGACCTACGACACGACGGTGGTGGCATGGGCAAACCGGCACGCAGATGGCCGCATCGACGTGGACGCCCGCATTTTCGCCTGCCGGCGGGATGCTCCCCATCACGAGCTGCACGAGGGCGGCCGCATCGACTTCGACGCGGTGGAGGAGTTCATCATCAGCCGCTTCGGTGAGTTCTCGGTAGTTGAGGCGGCATATGACCCGCGGTATCTGGACCGGTCGTCGGACATCCTCGATGCGCGGCTGCCGGAGGCCGCCCTGGTCGCGGTGGAGCCGTCGTCTACCCATATGCGGGATGCCCTCGCCGCGCTCTATCGCGCCGTCGCCGATGGGACGCTGCGTCACCGCGGCGACCCGGCGATCACCGCCCACGTCTCTGCCTGCCAGGGCTATGAGGATGAGCGCGGCTGGGTGGTCCGCAAGCGGAAGCAGTCCCGGCCGATCGACGCGGTGATCGCGATGGCACTCGCGGTGTGGCGCGCGAAGCACGCCACCGGGGGTGCCGGCATCGAGTTCCTGTCCTATGACGAGGTGATGGCGTGACCGCGGTCCTCGCCCCCACCGCGCCGGTCTCCGCGGACGCCGGGATGCTGGCGGCCTTGGAGGGCCTGGAGGCCATCAACCGGGACCTGCACCACCGGCTGCGTGATGCGCATGCGGCGAACCTCGGCCTACGGGAGATGCTCGCCGAGCATGGTGTTGACGCGCCCGCCCCTGTCGGCGTCGCGACCCTCGCCCGGCTGCGGGCGCTCGAGGACGTCCTCGACCTCGCGATCCGCCACCTGCGCGCCCCGTCCGAGGCGTCCGAGGTGGCGCTGCGTGACGCGACCGCGACCGCCGGGAGAGCGCCATGAGGCCACTCCTGGTGGTGACGCACCCGCGGCGCATCCCTGCCTGCGTTGACGCGTTCGCGGCCCTCACCTGCGATGTCGCCTACATCTCCGGTGAGGCGCTGCCCGGGGCGTGCGCCCAGTTCAACGAGATCGCCCGGTCTGCCGCCGACTACACGCACCTGATGGTGTGCGCTGACGACTGCGTCGTCACACAGAACGCCGTCGACGCCGTGGTGGCGCTCCTGGCCGCCGGCAATCCGGCGGTGACCGGCTGGTGCCGCCTTGACCGGACCCACCCGCAGGCGAACATCACCATCGGGGCGATCCGCGGCGACACTCCGGTGGGGGACGCCTACGACTGGTGGCTCGCCGCCGACGTCGCCTCATATCCCGGCGAGGTCGTCCCCACGGGCTTCATGGGGATGGCGCTGACCGGCATGGATCGAAGCGGGTGGTTGCGCCACCCGCTGGGCTGCTTCACGAACGCCGAGGGCGCCGGCTGGTCGAGCGACTTCCACCTGTCCGCGCGGCTGCGTGACGCCGGCATACCGATGGTCGCGGCCCGCTCCGGCTACGTCGACCACGTGAAGGAGCGGTGGCAGATGGCCGACCGTGATCCCGCGGCGCGCCTGCTGATCGGCGAGATCCCGATGGGGGTGATCTGGCAGTGCGAGTGATCGGCTTGTTGTCGTGGTTCGATGAGTCGCCGACGTGGCTGAGCGCGGCGGTGGCGTCGGCCGGTCGTCTCTGCGACCACGTGGTGTGTGTGGACGGCGCCTACGGCCACTATCCCGGCGGGCGGCCGAGCAGCGGCGTCGACCAGTCGATGGCGGTGCGGATGGCCGCCGAGGCCGCCGGTGTCGGCTGCACGATCCACGTCCCGGCGGGCGTGTGGGACGGCGACGAGGTCGCTAAGCGCAGCTTCCTGTTCACGGCGGGGCAACTCGTCGCGGAGCCGGAGGTCGATTGGTTCTTGGTGATCGACGCTGACGAGATGCTCACCGACTGCGACACCGCCGCCGTGCGGGCGCAGCTGGCCGCGACGTGCGACGACGCGGCGACGGTGCTGCACACCACCTACGAGGATCTCACCGCCGTCGATGACGGAAACAGCCGGCGGGAGCATCGCAGCAGCATGCGGGCGCGACGCCTGTTCCGCGCGGCCGCCGCACCGATCCGGGTGGAGGGCCAGCACTGGGTGTATGTCGCCGAGCGCGATGGCCTCGATGAGGTCATGTGGGGCGCCGACCAGTGCGACGCCGTTGACCTCTCGGACATCACGATGGAGCACCGCACGCATCTGCGGCCCCCGACACGCAGGGCTTCGGCGCAGCGCTATTACCGGATGCGTGACGCCCTCGGCCTGGAGCGGCCGCGCGTGGAGGCCGCGGCATGATCTGGCCGCTGCTCGGCAAGCCGACCGTGCTGGTCCATCTCGTGGACGTCGACCAGTCCATCGAGGGCGTCCTGCTGCACAAGGGGGCCCGTGAGCTGCGGCTCGTCGCAGCCCGCGTGTGGGAATCCGCGGAGGCGTCGCGGTCGCTGGACGGCATGGTCGTCGTCCCGCGGGAGCGCTGCGCCTTCTGGCAGGTGGTGTCGCGGTGATCCTCGCGACGCGTGAGGGCCGCGCCGCGATCACCGCGGAACGCCGGGCGGCGGACTGGTCCGGGCTCGCCCCGTCACGGTCATCGGTCGGTTCGCTCGGGATGGCGGGTGTGCCGTTCGGGGCGGCGATCCCGGCGGTGGCGTGCGCGGTGCGGCTCGTGTCGGAGACCATCGCGACGTTCCCACTGCGCGTCTACACGGGATCCGCGACCGAACGCCAGCCGGTGTGGGATGCCTGGCAAGCCGACCTGTTCCAGGACCCCGACCCGTCGACGTCGCTCTCATCGTTCGAGTTCTGGGAAGACGTCGTCACCAGCATCGAACTGTTCCGCGGCGGATTCGTCTACAAGCACATCGCCCGCGGTCGCGTCCAGGCGCTGCAGATCCTCGACCCGGACTACGTCGCGGTGATCGAGCATCGCGACAAGTCGGTGACGATCTGGGCGTGGGTGAACGGCCAGCGGGAGGACATCACCAGCCGGGTGGTGCACGTGCGTGGCTGGGCGCCGGTGCCGGCGGCCGCCGAGGGCATCGGCACCACACAACTGCACCGTGACTCGATCCGCGGCGCGCAGGACTACGAGGCCTACCGCGGCCGGTACTTCGCCAACGACGCGACCCCCGGGCTGATCCTCACCCACCCCGGCCAGCCGACCAAGGAGCAGCGCGTCGACCTGCTGCGGGCGTGGATGCAACGCCACCAGGGCCCCGACAAGCGGTCCCTGCCGGGGATGCTGTGGGGCGGCATGACCGCCCAGCAGATGCAGACCTCGATGAAGGACTCGCAGGGCACCGAGCTCGCCGACGCGATCGTGCGGGACGTCGCCCGCGAGTTCCGCATCTACCCCGCCGCACTGCTGCATGCCGCCGTCGACTCCAACGCCGGTCTCACCTCGACGGAGATGACCGCCAACATGTTCCTGCGGTTCTCCCTCCGCGGCCGCCTGCAGCGCATCGCACGGGCGTTCGCCGCCGACCGGGACCTGTTCCCCGACCGACGCTACTACCCGCGGTTCGACACCGGCGAGTTCCAGCTCGGCGACATCCAGACGATGGCCGACCGCGCCCACAAGCTGGTGCAGGTCGGCCTGATGACGCCGAACGAGGGCCGCGCTGAGAACGGCCTCCCCCCGCACCCCGACGGCGACACGCTGCAGGCGACACCCGTCGGCGGCGCCCCGAACCCCACCCCACCGGCCACCTAAGGAGGCCCAGATGCCCAGCATCACCACGCCGGCCACCGCGCCGGTGATTCGCCGTGCCGTCTTCCCCGTCGACGGCCTGCAGATCCGCGAGTCGGGATCCGGCGACGGCTCCCTGCACCTGCAGGGGCACGCCGCGGTGTTCGACCAGCTGTCCCACAACCTCGGCGGGTTCCGCGAGCGGATCACCCCCGGCGCCTTCCGGGACGTGCTCGAGCACGACCCCGACGTGCACCTCGTGCACCAGCACGACATGGGCCGCGTCATGGCGCGCACAACCTCCCAGACCCTGGAGCTCTCCGAGGACGACACGGGGCTGCGCGTGTGGGCGTCCCTGGACCCGCAGATCACCTACGTCGCCGACCTCGCCCGCGCGATGGAACGCGGCGACGTCGACCAGATGTCGTTCGCGTTCACCGTCGGCCGCGACTCGTGGACCATCGAGCACGAGGATCACGACGACGAGCGGGTGATCCGCACCATCGAGCGGGTCGCCGGCCTCTACGACGTCTCCGTGGTCGCCCAGGGAGCGTACCCGCAGACCGACGCCAGCCTCCGCGGCCTCCTGGAGGCCGCCATCGAGTCCGGTCGCGTCCCCACCCGGGGACGGGCCACCACCGAGGACCCCGCGGGCACACGCCCGGAGGCCTCACCGGATCCGTCGCACGATGTGGGCGGTGACTCCCACGCCCGGACGCTCGCGATCGCGCGGGCCCGGACGGCCGTATTCGACATGACCCGAGGAGGTCACCGATGAACCCGCTGGAAAAGGCCAAGGCCGCCGAGAAGGCCGCCGCCGAACAGCTGCGCACAGCGCTCGCCTCCCTGGAGGCCGCGACCACCGAGCAGCAGGACGAACGCCAGAAGGACTTCGAGGACGCCCACGAAGCCGCCCAGGCAGCCCGCTCGGAACGTGAGCGCCTGGAGCGCATCGAGGAGGCCCGGGCGGCGTTCCCCGCCCCCGAACAGCCCGCCCCCGACGAGCAGCGCGGCAACGGCCCCGACGTGCGCGTCACCGCCAACGAGCCGACCTACCGGCAGGACGGAGCCTCGCACTCTTTCTTCCGCGACATCCGCTCCGCCCGGGCCGGCGACTCCGCCGCGATCGAGCGGCTGCACCGCAACCGCGACGAAGCCGTCGACGCCTACCGCCAGAAGGGCCGCCTCGCCGAGCTGCGCGACGTCACCACAGGCGCCGGCGCCGACGGGTTCATCCCGCCGATCTGGATGAGCAGCCTCTACGTCGACATCCCGCGGGAGGGCCGCCCGGCGGCGGCGATCTTCCCGACTCTGCCTCTCCCCGATCTGGGTATGACGGTCACGATCCCGCGTCTGGTGACCGGGCCGTCGGTCGCCGCCCAGGACCCCGAGGGGCAGGCGCTCTCGGAGACCGACATCGACTCGGACACCCTCACGGTGCCGATCAACACCGTCGGCGGGATCCAGGACATGACCCTGCAGGCGTGGGAGCGCACCGACCCGGCCCTCGATGGCCTGATCGCCGCCGAGCTCACCGACGTGTACGACAACGCCCTCGACGTCTATGTCCTCGCCGGCACGGGAGCGAACCACCAGCACACCGGCATCCGGACCGTCGCGAACATCAACACGGTGACCTACACCGACGGGTCGCCGACGGCGGCTGCGCTCACCCCGAAGCTGTACGACGCGATCCAGCAGGTCCGCACGGGACGCAAGATGCGCGCCACGCACATCCTCATGCATCCGCGTCGGGCGGCGTGGCTCGCCTCGCAGCTGTCCTCGACGTTCCCCCTGTTCGCGCAGGGCGGCTACGTCAACCAGGTCGGCGCGCAGGACCTCGGGACCGTGTTCACCATCGCCGGCCTGCCGGTGGTGGAGGACGGCAACATCGGCGCCGCCTACGGGGCGGGAACCAACGAGGACGAAGTCTACGTCGTGCACGCCCCGTCGAGTCCGTTGATGGAGTCGGCGCTGCGCTACGACGTCCACGACCAGCCGCTCGGCGACCAGCTGAAGGTCCGCGTGCGGGTGTTCGCCTACTCGGCGTTCGCCTCCAAGCGGTACCCGAAGTCCATCACGAAGATCTCGGGCACCGGCCTGGTGACACCGGCCTTCTGACCGTCGTGACCCAGGAGGGGGCGCTCCGGCGCCCCCTGACCCGACAGGAGGGAGACGCTGAACATGACCGACCAGGAACGACAGGCGTACGCGAAGGCGCTCATGCGTGAACGTGAGGGCTACGTCCGCGCCGGCGACGATGAGCGTGTCGCCGGCGTCGACGCAGAGCTGCGGCGCATCGGCGCCGACGGCACTCCGCCGTCCCAGCGCGCCTCCAGGCGGCCCGCCAAGGGCGCCTCCGAGGCCCGTGCCTGACCTGACGACAAAGGCGGCCTACAAGGCCGCCCTCGGCCTCGGGTCCGGCACCGGCAGCGACGCCGAGATCGACGCGGCGATCGCGGCCGCCAGCGACCTGATCTACGCCGAGTATCAGCGCGAGTTCACGCCGGTCGCTGCGGCAACACGCGAGGTCGTCGCTGATGGCCGATGGATCGACCTGACCCCATTTGACCTGCGGACCGTGACGTCCATCACCCTCGACCCGTCCGGTGCCTCACGCGTCCTCACCGCCAGTGAATACCAGCGCCATCCGGTCCCGTCCCCCGATGGTGTCGCGACCGCCCTGGAGCTCCTCATCGATCCGCCGGCCGTCACCGGCTACCTGATCGTGTCGATCGACGCGGCGTGGGGGTTCGCGGATGTCCCGAAGCCGGTGGAGCGGGCCTGCATCGACACGGTCCGCTCGATGCTGCAACGCGACCCCGGTAACTGGATGCAGGCGACCGCCGCTGACGGCCAGGGAATGGCCGCCACCCCGCAGGGCACCTACTCAATCCCGGCGTCGGCGCGCCGGTGGCTCGACCCCTATCGCCGCTACGGAGTGATCGGCTGATGGCGTCCTCCACTGTCGTCGCATTCAAGGCTGCCCTCATCGACAAGCTGCAGGCCCGCTCCGGTCTCGCGAACGCGACCGTGTCGTGGCATGTGCCGGTCACGCAGCCTCTCCCGGACTGGATCCTCGTCGACGACGTGAAGAGCCCCGACGACCAGAACGCCGCCGCGCTCGGCGGGCAGCGCCGCGAGGAGCACTACGTGCTGCACGTCCTCGTGATGGTCCGCCGCCCGTTCCGCATCGAACCGAAGGTCGTCGCCCAACGCGCCGCGGCCCTCGTGAAGGAGATCGAGGACGAACTGCGTGCTGACTGCACCGTCGGCGGCGTGGTGCGTGTCGCCGAGGTCGCCGGCGTCGGCCTCACGGAGTGGGCCGGCGCGGACGGCGATGAGCGTGGCGCCGACATGCCGGTCCGCATCAACGTCCGGCAACGGATCTAACCGACCCGACAGGAGGACCAATGCGCGTCACATACAACGGCCCGATTGATCGGGTCGGCGTCACCCTGCCCGACGGCAGCGAGATTGAGGCCGCCGCCGGCGACACGATCGACGTGCCACCCGAGGTCGGCATGTCCCTGATCCGCCAGTCCATCTGGCAGAAGGCGCCGGCGTCCCGCCGCGCCGCATCCGAGGCCACAAAGGCCGATGAGGAGGACGACTGATGGCCATCCGAAGCGGCCTCGGAGCCCAGCTGGGCTTCGCCGCCGAATCCACCTACGGCACGTACGTCGCGCCGACGAGGTTCCTGGAGTTCACCACCGAGGGCCTCGACATCTCCCAGGAGCCGATCGCATCGCAGGGCATCCGGAAGGGCTCGACCGTGGCCCGCACGGCCCGCTGGGCCCGGAACTTCAAGGGCGGCTCCGGCCCGGTGACGTTCGAGGTCGCCGACAAGGGCTTCGGGCTGCTGTTCAAGCACGCCCTCGGGAAGTCGACGATCACGACGCCCGTCGGCGCGACGAACGCCCGCCTGCACACCCACGTCCTCGACGACATGGACACCCTGTACCTCACCGCCCAGAAGGGCGTGCCGGACACCGGCGGCACCACGCGTGCGATCTCGATGCTCGGCTGTGTCGTCACCGAGTTCGAGGTGTCACTCGATGTCGACGGCCTGCTCATGTTCACCCCCACCTTCGATGTGCGCGACATCGACACCAGCGAGGCGCTGGAGACGGCGGCGTTCCCGACCGATGACCGCCTGTTCGGCTACCAGCAGGCCGCCATCACCGTCGACAGCACGGCGGCGGACGTCACCCAGATGTCTTTCCGGGTGGCGCACGGCATGAAGACCGACCGGTGGTACCTGAAGGCGGCCGGCACGAAAGGCCTGCCGGTGTTGAACGCCGCCCGCGACATCGGAGGCCAGCTGACCTACGAGTTCCAGTCGATGACCGAGGCCGACCGGTTCATCAACCAGGCGCCCGGCACGGAGGTCCCGGTGGAGGCGCTCCTCACCGGCCGCACCATCGAGACGGGGTTCGATTACCAGGTCGGCGTCAAGATGCCGGCGTGTCGGTTCGACGGCGAACTGCCGAAGGTCGCCGGCCCGGACGTCGTCACGGTGACGGCGCCGTTCACGGCGTTCGACGACTCCACCAATCCGCCGGTGACGGTCACCTACCAGACGACCGACACGGCGCCCTGATGGCGGAGGTCGGCCTCAACGGGTATGTGGAGCTGGAGGGCCTCTCCGAACTGCGGAAGACCCTCCGGCGCATCGACGCCAACGTGTACTCCGCGGGGTCGAGCATCGGCCCCGACGGCTTCACGAAGGGGCCTGTACGCCTCAACCTCGCGGTCACGGCCTTCCGCGACCATCTGCGCGAGGCCGCAACGATCGTCTCCGACGAGGGCCGGCGGCGTGCACCGCGGCACACCGGGAAGCTCATCGGGAGCATCCGACCGCGGGTGCGCGGCGACACGGGCCTCGTGGTCGCACTCGCCGTGAAGAAGTCACAGATGTACCCGCGGGGCTATCGGTATCCGCGAAGGATCGAATACGAGGGCTCCGGCGGGAACCGCGCCGGTTACGGCCCGCGGGCGTTCCTCGGCCCCGCCCTCGAGGCGAAGGCCGACGAGGTCGCCAAGAAAATGGAGGGCGTCCTGGACGCCATCGCCGACGCATGGGAGACCAATGCCTGACACACCGCAGGACACCGCCGGCACCGGGGTGTCGTTCCGTCTCGGCGCGGACGAGTACCGCGTCGACGATCTCACCCTCAACGACATCGCCGAGATCGAGGAGGCGAACGACGCGACCCCGATCGCCGAGCTCCTGGAGTCCGGCCGGATGAAGCCGATGCTGCACATG